ATGTCGAAATGGTCCGGACGCAATGCGCTCTATTACGGCGATAACCTCGCCGTGCTGCGCGAGAGCATCCCCGATGAGAGCGTGGACCTGATCTATCTCGATCCGCCGTTCAACTCGAACGCCAGTTATAATGTGCTGTTCAAAAGCCCCGATGGTGACCAGTCCGCCGCCCAGATCGAGGCGTTCGACGATACCTGGCATTGGACTGACGTAGCGGAGAGCGCTTATCAGGAGGTGCTGACCAGCGGCAATTCCGACGCCTCGGAAATGCTGCGGGCCATGCGATCCTTCCTCGGCGAAAACGACATGATGGCCTATCTCGCCATGATGGCGGTGCGCCTCATTGAGCTGCACCGCGTCCTAAAGCCCACTGGCAGCCTGTATCTCCATTGCGACCCGACGGCGAGCCACTATTTGAAGATTTTGTTGGATGCGGTTTTCGGCCCAAGGAATTTTAGGAATGAGATCATCTGGAAACGAACATTTGCACATGGTTCCTCCAAAAGGTGGGGGCCAGTGCATGATACATTGCTCTTTTATAGTAAGAGCGCCAAATTCAATTGGACAGGATATAAAATCGGTCATGATACAGGTTATATAGAAAAGCACTTCAATAACATAGATCCAGAAACAGGTAAGCGGTTCTCTCCGATCACATTGACTGGATCAGGTGTGCGAACTGGAGAAAGTGGCCAGCCTTGGCGTGGTATTGACCCAACTGATTCGGGAAGGCACTGGGCGCTCCCGACAAAGATACTCGAGTCAATTGGAGTTACCTCGGGTGGTGTTCATGAAAGGCTAGATAAACTTGATGAGGCAGGTTATATTTACTGGCCAAAAAAGGAAGATGGCAAACCTCGGCTCAAGCATTTTGCGGATGCTTTGACTGGAGTGGCAATTGGTGACGTAGTCATCGATATCCCTCCTTTGTCGGCGCACTCTCAGGAACGGCTCGGCTACCCAACACAAAAACCCGTCACGCTCCTAGAGCGGATCATCAACGCCTCGTCCAACCCAGGCGACGTCGTTCTTGATCCGTTCTGCGGTTGCGGGACCACCGTGCACGCTGCCCAGAAGCTGGGTCGGCGCTGGATTGGCATTGACGTGACCCACTTGGCCATCAGTCTCATTAAGAGGCGCCTTTTTGATGCCTTCGGTGATCAGGCCGAGTTTGAAACGCTGGGCGTGCCCAAAGACCTTGATGGCGCCAAGGCGCTGGCCGAGGCCGACAAGTACGAGTTTGAGAAATGGGCCGTGTCGCTCATCCCAAACGCGCAGCCGTGGAAGGGCGGCAAGAAGGGCGCCGACCGGGGCATCGATGGCGTTCTGTATGTGGGCCAAAAGTCAGATCGCTGTTTCATCTCGGTCAAGGGTGGCCGCAATATTGGCGTAGCGATGCTGCGCGACCTTGTGGGCGTGCTGGATCGCGAGAAGGCGCCCATGGGCCTGTTCGTGACGCTTTATGAACCGACCAAGCCGATGGTTGCCGAAGCGGCTGCGGCGGGACACTGGGTGATCGAGGGGTTTGAGCCGGTTCCAAAATTGCAGATCGTGACGATCGAACAATTGCTGACCAGTGTGTCGCCTCCGTTCCGCGTGCCGTTGGCCCGTCACGACACCTTCAAGAAGGCCCAGCGGGAAAGCCGGACGGATCAAGGCAAGCTCGACCTCTGATCCCCTCATGGTCGACGCGCGGTAAACGACGTGCTGGGGAAGTCTTAACGCGCCCGCGTCAGACTGTGGGTCAGACCCTGCCTGTCTGATGCGGGATGCGCGATGCTGTTTCTGTTCAACGATGCGATTTTCGATCTGGGCGATCCGCGCGAGTTTGCGCTGGAGCACGCGCTGGCCGAGCCGCTGGGTCCCTCGGCGGTGATGACCCTGCGAGCCGCCCAGGTGGTCAAGATGGTGCGCGAGGCGATTTTCGACGAGCCGCAACTGGCGCGCACCAGCCCGGACCTCGCCGCCTTCCTGGCTGCGCTGGCGGCCTGGAAAACTGATGAGGCCAATGCGCTGCTGGCCGTGGCGCCGCGTCACATCACCCTGGCCTCCCAGGTGCAGGTGCGCCTGGCGGCGGTGTCGCTGATCACGCTGCAGCAATTGCGCGACCTGCAGGATGGCGGCCGCCTTTCAAGCCACGCCGCCAATCTGTCGGTCTGGTCCCAGGCCCCCCAGCGCATGCGGGCTTGAGGATTGTCGCGGCAGACCCGTATCTCCCGATTGTTTTCCCGGACGGCGGAGCCGATCCGGGACCCATCCCGCCCAGTTTCAACCGCTTAAGCACCAGGCAGGATCGGTGGATGGGTCCCGGCTTGCCTTTCAGGCAGCCGGGAAAACACGCTCGGTTCTCTGACAGGAGCCATAGCCGCCCCCCCCAATGAAAACCCGCGCATAAGCCCTGCGCCTGTCCCGCCTCGCACGCCCGTCATTTCAGGCGCTTGGCCCCTCCATATCACAAACAATCCGACCGGGGCGCTGGCGGGGTAGGTTCAGGGCATGGTCGGCATGGAGGGTTCGGGCCATGGTGGTCAGGGCGGACTGGCCGGCGATCTACGCCGACTGGCGCCGGGGCGACAGTCCTGAGGTGCTGGCTGAGCGCTATCGCCTGAAGCGGCTGACGATCATGCGCCGCTGCGCGTGGGTGGATCACTTCTTTCCGTATACGGAAATGGCGCCGCGGCTGTCGGGGATCGACGCCCTGATCCAGCAGGCGCTGGACGCGGCGGCGGCGGGCGACTGGATGCTGGCTGAACGCATCGTCCGGCTCGTCACGGGGATCGCCCGTGCGATCATCCTCAAGGAGGAACAGCTTATGAAGACCCGCATATCCAAGGCTCAGGACAAGGACAGGACGCCAGCGCGTGACGCAACAGAACAGTTCGCTGTCCCAGGCAGTGAAGAACACAAGCGGCTTGTCGCCGAACTCGAAGATCGCCTTGACGCTCTCTCAAGATCCATCGAGCAAAGCGCGCATCCTGGAAGAGGTGCGGGCAGGGAAGAAGCCTCCTGAGGCGTACCTCTATGACTGGAGCCAGTGGGCCTGGGACCCGCAATTACCCCCCGCCGGCGACTGGCGCATCTGGCTGTTTCTGGGCGGGCGCGGGGCTGGCAAGACACGCGCCGGCGCCGAATGGGTGCGGGCCCGGGTGGCCGCGGGCGCACGGCGCATCGCGCTGGTGGGCCCCGCGTTTCAGGATGTGCGCGAGGTGATGCTGGGCGGGCCGTCAGGCCTTCTCAGCGTGGGCTACCCGCACGAGCGGCCGGCGTATCAGGCGTCGCGGCGCCGGGTGGTGTGGCCGGACGGGGCGGTGGGCTACGCCTTCAGCGCCGAGGACCCGGACGGATTGCGCGGGCCGCAGTTTGACGCCGCCTGGGCCGATGAATTCGCCGCCTGGGCCCGGCCGCAGGAGACGCTGGACATGCTGCGTCTGGGCCTGCGCCTGGGCGCCGACCCGCGCCTGGTGATCACCACCACGCCGCGCGCCATTCCGGCGGTGAAAGCCCTGATCGGCGCGCCCGGCGTGGCGATGACGCGACTGGCCACTGGTGAAAACCGCGCCAATCTGGCGCCGGGCTTTGTCGAGGCGATGGAAGCGCAATACGCCGGATCGCACCTCGCCCGGCAGGAGCTGGACGGGGTGCTGGTGGAAGACCCCGAAGGCGCGCTGTGGACAAGGGCGCTGATCGAGCAGGCGCTGCGCGCTGACAGGCCAGAGCCCGACCGCATCGTGGTGGCGGTGGACCCGCCCGCGGGCGACGGATCGGGCGATGCCTGCGGGATTATCGTGGCGGGCGCAGCTGGCATGGGCCGGACAGCGCGCGCGCTGGTGCTGGCCGACTGGTCGCTGCACGCCGGGCCGGAGGCCTGGGCGGCGCGGGTGGCGCAGGCCTTTGAGGCGTATGACGCCGACAGTGTGGTGGCCGAAGCCAATCAGGGCGGCGACATGGTGCGCGCCGTGCTGCAGGCAGCGTCCCGCGATCTGCCGGTGCGCCTGGTGCGCGCCAGCCGCGGCAAGCGGGCGCGGGCCGAACCGGCTGCCGCGCTGTATGCGGCGGGGCGGGTGGCCCATGCCGGACGCTTTACCGCGCTGGAAGACCAGATGTGCGCCTTTGGCGCGCCGGGTCCCCGGGCCAGCCCCGACCGCGTCGACGCCCTGGTCTGGGCGCTGGCGGCGCTGATGAACGGCGGCGCGGAGCCGAGGCTGAGAGGGATGTGAGGGGGCACCTTCTTGTCCTCCCCCGCTTGCGGGGGATGAGGCGTCAAAGATCGATACGGGGTATCGATCGACACGCCGAATGGCAGCGAAGCGGACGGAGGGGTGGCGCTTCTGGCAAGCCTGAAGATGGGCGCTCTCCCGCGCCCCCTCACCCTACCCTTCGCTCTTTCGATTGATCCCCCGGATCAATCTCTCAGAGCTCAGCCCCCATAAATGGGGGAGAGGAGGCCTCCACAGCCCGTACTTTCCAGAGAATCCAAGCGTTTGCTTTTCGGAAAACAGAACGCCCGGTTCAAGCCTCCTCTCCCCTCTTTGAGGGGAGAGGGTGGGGTGAGGGGTGTGGCGCCGCGCGCCTTCGTCTCCGGATAGCCAGGTGTGCTCACACCCCACACAAAAGGAACCCTCTCATGCTCAAGAAACTTCTGGGCCTGGACGCCAAGGCGTCCGGGGGCAGCTGGACGTTGTCGCTGGGGCCGGGTGCGGCGTGGAGCGCGCGCACCTATGCCGCGTTCGCCCGCGAGGGCTATGCGCGCAACGCCATCGCCCATCGCTGCGTGCGCCTGATCGCCGAAGCCGTGTCGTCCTGTCCGCTGCAGGTCAGCGGCGAGGGGGCGGGGGCGCAGGCGGCGCGCGCGCTGCTGGCGCGGCCCAATCCCGACCAGTGCGGGGCGGAGTTCTTCGAGACGTTTCACGGGCATCTGCAGGTGGCGGGCGACGCCTATCTGGAGCTGGCGGGCGGGGCGGACGGCCCCCATGCGCTCTACGCCCTGCGGCCCGACCGGATGCGGGTGGTGACGGGACCCAAAGGTTGGGCGGACGGGTGGGAATACCGGCTGGGGTCCGAGGCGCGGGTGTTCGCCCGCGACCGGGCGGGCGGGCGCAGCGCCATCCTGCACATGAAGCTCTTCAACCCCATGGACGATCATTACGGCCAGTCGCCCATGGAGGCGGCGGCGCGGGCGGTGGATGTGCACAATGCCGGCGGGACCTGGGCCAAGGCGCTGCTGGACAATGCCGCGCGGCCGTCGGGCGCGCTGGTGGTGACGGGCCGTGAGGGCGGGGATGGCCGCCTGACCGAGGCGCAATATGACCGGCTGAAGGGTGAGCTGGAGGGCCTCTATTCCGGCGCCGCCAATGCGGGCCGGCCATTGCTGCTGGAAGGCGGGCTGGACTGGAAGCCCATGGGCCATTCGCCCGCCGAGATGGATTTCATCGAGGCCCGGCGCGAGGCCGCGCGCGAGATCGCGCTGGCGTTTGGCGCGCCGCCCATGCTGCTGGGCCTGCCGGGAGATAATACGTATGCGAACTATCGTGAGGCCAATCTGGCCTTCTACCGCCAGACCGTGCTGCCGCTGGCGCGCAAGACCGCCAGCGCCCTGACCGCCTGGCTGGCGCCCTGGCTGGGCGAGGGGTTCGTGATCGAGGCCGACGAGGCGGCCCTGCCGGCGCTCGCCGAAGAGCGGGCGGCGCGCTGGGCGCGGGTCAATGGAGCCGGCTTCCTGAGTGATGACGAGAAGCGCGCCCTGTTGGGCCTCGAGACCGGGAGAGGGTGATGGCGAGTTTGAACGGGGTGCGCGACCCCTGGCGGTTCGAGCGCACCATCACCCTGGGCGTCGCCGTGGCGCTGGCCTTGCAGACCGCCAGCGCGCTGATGTGGGCGGGCGCGGTGCGCGAACGCCTGACCCAGCTGGAAACCCGCACGGCGGCGGCCGACAGCGTCAATGAGCGCCTCGCCCGGCTGGAAGAGCACAGCCTCTACACCCGCGCGGCGATCACAAGGATCGAACGCAAGCTGGATGAGGGCGGGTAGGGGGTGATCACTCTGCAAAGCTTGAGGATGAGCGTTCTGCCGTTCCCCCTCACCCTACCCTCTCCCCCATGGTCATGGGGGAGAGGAGGCGTCCACGCCTCATCACGATCGCTCAGGTCAGGCGATGGCATTTCCTGCATGCACGCCCCGTTCAAGCCTCCTCTCCCCTCCTTGAGGGGAGAGGGTGGGGTGAGGGGTGCGGCGCGCCCCGCCTCAAGCTGATCCCCCAAAAACTTCACACACAAAGGAGATGCGCATGCCAGCGCAGGATAGTCCGGGCGGGATGCTCGAGATGGCCGGGTATGCCAGCCTGTTTGATCAGGCCGACCACTCCGGCGACATCGTGCGCCGCGGCGCGTTTGCGGCGAGCCTCAGGCGCCGGGCGGCGAGCGGCGTGCGCATGCTGTTTCAGCACGATGCCGGCGAGCCGGTGGGCGTGTGGGACGCCATCGAGGAGGATTCGCGCGGGCTGTATGTGCGCGGGCGGATCCTGGGCGATGCGCCGCGCGGACGGGCGGCGCTGGCGCTGGTGCGCAACGGCGCGGTGGACGGGCTGTCCATCGGGTTTCGCACGATCCGCGCGCAGCCCAGGCCGGGCGGCGGGCGCGAATTGCTCGAACTCGATCTGTGGGAGGTCTCGGTGGTGACCTTCCCCATGCTGGCCGGGGCGCGCCTGAGCGTGATGTCCGGCCCGGCCGTGCGCGCCATGGCGGCGGCCTGAACCTCCACTCGACACCTTCACACTCGACACCTTCACACAAGAAAGGATCCCCATGACACGGGAAACCAAAATGTCTGCGCCGGGCGGCAAGTCGCGCGCGGCGATGCATGAATTGCTGGCCGCCTTTGAGAGCTTCAAGGACGCCAATGACCGGCGCCTCAGCGAGATCGAGCGCAAGCGCGCCGCTGATCCGCTGCTGGAAGAGAAGATCAACCGCATCGACACGGCGCTGCATACCGCCCAGTCGCGCCTGGACCGGATCGCCATTGAGGCCGGGCGCCCGGCGCTGGGCGCGGGCGGGGAGCGCAGCGAGGCCAAGGCGGCGTTTGCCCATTTCCTGCGCACCGGGGACGGCGCGCGCCTCGTCGAGGCCAAGGCGCTGAGCGCGGGATCGCCCGCCGATGGCGGCCATGTCGCCCCGCCCGAGATCGAGGCGCTGATCACCGCCAGGGTGCGCGAGGCCAGCCCGATCCGCGCCATCGCCAGCGTGCGCCAGACCGGGGCGGGCGTGTTCAAGAAGCCGGTGAGTCTCGGTGGGGCGAGCGCGGGCTGGGTGGCCGAAACCGCGGCGCGGCCCGAGACCGACACCTCCACCCTGGCGCTGATCGAGTTTCCCGCCGCCGAGCTCTACGCCATGCCCGCCGCCACGCCGGCCCTGCTGGACGACGCCCTGGTCAATCTGGAGGAATGGCTGGCCGACGAGGTGCGCGACGTGTTCGCCGAGGCTGAAGGCGCGGCGTTCGTCAATGGCGACGGGACTAACAAGCCGCGCGGCTTCCTGAACTATCCCAAGGAGCCTCTCGCCGACCAGGTCTGGGGCGAGATCGGCTATGTGGCCACCGGAGCGGCGGGCGCCTTCCCGGCGGAGGACCCGGTGGATGTGCTGATCGATCTGATCTACGCGCCGGGCGCGGCCTACCGCGCCAATGCGCGCTTCGTGATGAACAAGGCGAGTGTGTCGGCCGTGCGCAAGTTCAAGGACTCCGAAGGCAATTATATCTGGCAGCCGGGCCTGGCCGCCGGTCAGCCGGCCACGCTGATGGGCTATCCCGTCACCGAGGCCGAAGACATGCCGGACATCGCTGCGAACGCCTTCGCAATCGCGTTCGGGGATTTCGAGCGCGGCTATCTGATCGTCGACCGCCAGGGCGTGCAGATCCTGCGCGATCCCTATTCGGCCAAGCCCTACGTCCTGTTCTACACCACGCGCCGCGTCAGCGGCGGCGTCCAGGACTTCAACGCCATCAAGCTGCTGCGGTTCGCGGCGGCGTAGGGGGGGCTCGATACTTTCCCCTCCCCTTGATGGGGAGGGGAAGTCGTTTCCTTAAATCCAGAAAGGATGCGCCATGGCGCTATTGGAGTTGGCGCCGCCGGGCGCCGAGCCGGTCAGCGTGAGCGATGCGCGCGGCTGGCTGCGTGTGGGTCATGGGGACGAGGATGTGCTGATCGCCAGCCTCATTGCGGCGGCGCGCGAGCGCGTCGAGGCGTTGACCGGCCGCGCCCTGATCACCCGTGCGCTGCGTGAGACGCTGGATGACTGGCCGCGCGCACGCACCGACTGGCGCTCGGGCGCGGTGCGCCTGCCAGCCCCGCCGCTGATCAGCGTGGAGGCGGTGCGGGTTTTCGATGCGCAAGGAAATGCGAGCCTGTGGAGCCCGGACGAATACCAGGTCGATACGGGCAGCGATCCCGGCCGCATCATCCCGGCGGCGCCATTTGACCTGCCCCGGCCGGGGCGGCGGGCGGCGGGGATCGTGATCGATTTCACCGCCGGTTACGGGCTGGCGCCGGAAGACGTGCCCGCGCCCCTGCGCGAGGCGGTGCTGCGCCTGGCCGCCCACGCCTATGGCGGGCGCCATGCCCCGGAGGCGGCGCGCGGCGAGGGGGAGCTGCCCGATGGCGTCGCCCATCTCGTCCGCCCCTACAGGAGCGTCAGACTATGAGCGCTGAAGCGGCCTTCGCCGACGCCGTTCTGGCGCGCCTGACCGGCGATGCGGACCTGAGCGCGGTGCTCGGCAGCCGGGTCTATGCGCTGGCGCCGGGCGGCGCGGCCTATCCGTTTCTGACCCTGGGCCGGGGCGTCAGCGAGCCCGTGGACGGCGCCGGCGCGGCCCTGATCGATCACCGGCTGACCTTGCGGCTGTACGCCATGCGCGATGATCGCGACCGGTTGCGCGCGGCCCTGTCAGCGGTACGCGCGTCGCTGCACAACGCAGGCCTGGAGCTGACCCCGCCCTGGCGCTGCGTGCTGTGCCAGGTGGTCTATACCGACCAGTTCGCCGCCGCCGATAGCCGCACGACCCAGGCGCTGGTGCGCGTGAGGGCGCTGCTGGAGGGGTGAGGGGACGTGCGGACTGCGCGCTCCAGCCGGACCGGTTGACCGAAATGTAACTTGTCCCCATATATCACGGTGATAGATTTTTGGGGATGACACCGGGGAGAAACAAGTGGAGTCCGGCGGACGCATCGCGGCATCTCAACGCGATGGCGGCCGACCCGTTGCTGAATCTGTCTTTGACGCTGCACGCCAGGGAGCGGCTGTCCGAACGGGGCCTGATCATGGCGGATGTGCTCCACGTGCTCGGAACCGGTTTCGTTTACGAAGACCCTGAACCGGCCTCGCGGCCAGATTTGTGGAGGTACAAGATCGAGGGACTCTCGCCAAACAGTCACGGGCGCCACGTTCGCGTCGTGGTGATCCCCGGACCGGGTCCGTCGTTCAAGATAGTAACCGTGATGTGGAAAGACGAGCGATGAGCCGCTCTGTGAATTACGTCTATGATGAATGCGGCCTGGACAATGTGATCCTGGCCGATCTGCCCGTGTGCGTGGACGATGCGGGCGAGGATGTGGTGACCATCCGCAATATCAATCAGCTGCACCGAGTGCTGATGATCGAGGTGGCGCGCAAGGATGGCGGGCTGACCCCGAAAGAGATCCGCTTCCTGCGCTCTGAAATCGGTCTGTCCCAGGCCGAGCTGGCCGAGCTGGTGGGCCGGGACGGGCAGACTGTGGGGCGCTGGGAGCGCGGCGAGACGCCTGTTGACCGTGCGTCGGAGATCGTCATCCGGTGCAAGGCGCTCGAACATGCTGGCGCCGACAGTGTGACGATTGATGAGCTGTCCCGCCGCAGCGTGTACTCTGCGGTCGAGGCGCCGATCCGCATCCAGGCCGATGACCCGGCGCATTACCGCCCCGCCGCCTGACTCGAAAAAGCCCAGTTCAGACTCTCAAGAGCCGCCCTTCGCCGGGCGGCTTTTTTTTCCTCATCTCAAGGAGACACATCATGGCGGCTCAGGCTGGCCGGGATATTTTGTTGCAGATCGGCGATGGCAGCGCGCCGGAGGCGTTCGCGTCTGTCGCGGGTTTGCGGGCGCGGGCGATCTCGCTCAATGCGCGCGCCATCGACGCCACCCACGGCGAGAGCCCCGGGCGGTGGCGCGAGCTGCTGGACGGGGCGGGCGTGCGCTCGGCGTCGGTCAGCGGCGCGGGCGTGTTTGTCGACAGCGCGGCGGACGAGACGGTGCGCGCGGTGTTCTTTGCCCAGGCGCGGCGCGCCTGGCGGCTCATCATCCCCGGCTTCGGGACGCTGGAGGGGCCGTTTCTGGTCACCGCACTGGAATATTCCGGGCGCCATGACGGCGAGGCGGCCTATGCGCTGTCGCTGGCTTCGGCGGGCGAGGTGAGCTTTACCCCGGTGTGAGGGGGAACAGGTCGGAGATGCCCGAGGTCCGCCGGCGCCTGCCTCAAGGGCCCCCGGGGTTAATCCTCCCCGTCGCTCCATGCTGGAGGATCACGCAAGGCGGTCGCAGCCTGTCAAGGACGAACGAGCCGTGCTCGGTCGCCGCGTGGCGGCGGCCCGCAGGGCCGTCCTTGACAGGTTGCGACGCTTGCGAAAATGGCTCAGCAAGGAAGGACGGCGAGATGGGGGCGCATCTCCATTGATGCGACGGTGGGCCGGGTGCAGCGTCGGGCCGGGTGGGGGCGGTTCAGGTTTTGAGAAGCCGCCTGTCGGCGGCGCCCCCACCCGACGTGAGGCGCTCAGCTGCGCTCTGGCCGGTCGCGCCGCCAAGCGCGGTCGACACGCTCTGCCTCGCAGGCGCGGCGGTCATCCACATTGGGCAGGGTTTCGCATTCGCGCTCGGCGCGGGTGTCATACAGATCGCGGCCCAGGCTCTCGCACCCGGCCAGCACGCTGGCGCACGCCAGACACAGACATAAGCGGAGCATCGGAGCCTCCCTTCATCCTGCTGCCGGACGCGCAGTCTAGCGCGTCCGGCGCGGGGCGCGAGGGGTTTTGGTCCCATCATCCTGCGCCTCCTCGAAAGGACCTCCCATGACCAATCCCCAACGGGGCGAGGCGGTGCTGGTGGTGGAAGGCGCGTCCGCGCGCCTGGCCTTCACCCTGGCGGCGCTGGCCGAGATCGAGGCGTTGCTGGGCGCGGACGGGCTGGAGGCGGTGGGCGCGCGCATGGCGAAACTGACCGCAGGCGAGTTGATGGGCGTGCTGGCGGCGCTGCTGCGTGCGGGCGGGGCGCAGGCGCCCGAAGCGCTGGCGGCGCGCGCTTCGCCCCGGGCGGCGGCGGATGCGGTTGCGGCGTGTTTTCTGGCGAATCTTTCATGAGCGGGCGGTCATGAACGCGCGATGGCGGGCCTGGCTGCAGCTGGCGGTGCTGCGCTTCGGGCTGTCACCGCCTGAGTTCTGGGCGCTGACCCTGGCCGAATGGCGCGCCCTTGCCGAGGCCGCCGCGCCATCGGCTGACACGGCCATGAGCCGGGCCGAGCTGGATCGCCTGCGCGCAACCTACCCCGATGACAGGAGAGAGCGATGACATCTCTGGCCGATCAGCGCGCCGAGGCGGCCGAAACGGCGGCGGCGCTCCACGAGACGGGCGAGGCCGGCGAGGCGGCGGCGCAGCGTGTGAGCGAGGCTTTCGAGACCGCCGGGCGCGCCATTTCCTCCAGCCTCGAATCCGCAGCGCGGGCCGGCGAAGTGTCGTTTTCGCGCATGAGCGAGGCGATATTGCGTGATCTGGCGCGCCTGGCCGTGCGCGAAATCGTGGCGCCGCAGATGGAGGGGCTGGCCTCAGGGCTGGGGCGCATGTTCGACCATGTGATTGGCCAGCGCGCCGAGGGCGGTCCGGTGCTGGCGGGGGCGCCCTATCTGGTGGGCGAGCGGGGGCCGGAAGTGTTCACGCCCACGGCCTCCGGCCGGATCGAGCCGGCCTCCGCGCCGCCCATCCAGATCATCATCCAGGCCGCGCCCGGCGGTGACATGGCCAACGCCGTGCGCCGGTCGGAGCGTCAGATCGCCGCCAGTGTGGCGCGCGCCGTACTGGCGGGGAGGAGCGGATTGTGAGCGGGTTTCATGACGTGGGCTTTCCCCTGTCCATCGGGCTTTATGCCCGCGGCGGGCCGGAGCGGCGCACCGAGATCGTCACGCTGGCCAGCGGGGCGGAAGAACGCAATTCCCCCTGGGCCAACTCGCGGCGGCGCTGGGACGCGGCGCCCGGCGTGCGCACGCGCGATGATCTGGCGGCGCTGATCGCGTTTTTCGAAGCGAGGCGCGGGCGCCTGCATGCGTTCCGCTTTACCGATCCGCTGGATCATCTGTCCTGCCTGCCGTCGGGGGCTCCGTCCGCGCTGGATCAGCTTCTGGGCGAGGGGGACGGAGCGCGCACGGCGTTTGATCTCGTGAAGCGCTATGGCAATGGCGAGACCGGCTGGCTGCGCCCGGTCCGCCTGCCTGTGGCTGACAGCGTGCTGGCGGCGGTGGATGGCGAGGCGGCGCCGTTCAGCGTGAGCGGCGGACAGATCGTGTTTGAAATACCGCCCCCGTCGGGGGCGCTGGTCACCGCCGGCTTCCGCTTCGACTGCCCCGCGCGCTTTGACACAGACCGTCTCGACATCGCGGCGGAAGGGTTCGCGGGCGCCGCGCCGAGTGTCCCGCTGGTGGAAGTGCGGGTGTGA